GAATCGTCTTTACAAATAACCATAAATAAGGCAGGATTTTGGAGGTTAATGTAGGCTTGATAAGTTTGTATTTGAGCGTAGTAAACAGGACTTGCCTTCTGAAGAGGATGTTTTTCAAATTCTCTAAACTTCTTGGCAGAAGCGGTTTTTATTTCAAGAAGCCGCGGGAACGGTCCGAAGTCCTCCGGGCCCCCGGTAAGGACCGCATCCACATGACCTTGGATCAACCCCTTAGCGGTAGAAAAGCTGGCCTGGCGTCCTCCAATCTGGACCCCGGCTACTTGCAGCCATTGAACCGCCAAGTCTTCCAGGGCGTGACCAATGGCAAAAGTCCTCAAGGTTTGGCCGGAAAAGTTTTTGTCTTTAGGGGTGTTGTAAAATTCATATTGCAAAGACCGGCAGCACTCTTCCCCCAACCTGGAAGCGCCTAAATATCCTCGTGGGGGTTCGGTTCGGTTCTCCAGGGCTTTGTTTATTAATAAGTTTAGTCTATTGGAAGGGCCTTTATGGTTCAAATCTAAATCCAGCATATCCGCCTCATTTCTTTGTTTATGAACTCCTCTTAAGTGGCAATCTTTGCAGAGAACCTCCAGGTCTTTATCCGCTTCCCGATAAAACCTGTACCTCTTGTGGTGGGTATGGAGGTTTCTATTTGATCCGCATTTTGAGCAAACTTTTCCCTTCCTAAACTCCTTTGATCTATTAATCCACCACTCGGTTTTTTCGTATTCAGAAAGGGATATCAAAATCAGTATTTAGGTAGTGTTCCCACACCTCTTCCGAAACCTTTAACTCTCGAAGAGTTACGGCTATCGACTGACCCGCAGGGCTCCACCACCAATATTTCGGGTCTGCCTCTGCCGGTATGATCAACTCCAGGTTGTTGATATAGGGAGCCAGAAACGGCCCTTTCTTCGGCGGAACCAATGAGGAGATAACAACCTGGGCCAAGGTTCCAACCTCTTCTTTAGAATAAGCCGAAACCGGCTTATCAGTTAATCCGGCTTCCGCCAGGGCGGAGCCAAGTTTTTTAAAATTTATGAGCATATTTCATTACCTCCTCTGTTATTTTTCCCTTCGACCATAAAAAGTTCAACAAACAGGTCGCCCGATACTTCTTCAATCCCATATCCCCCTTGGCGTCCCACCCGACTTGTTCTAACAGCTCCAGTTGTCTAATCGTCGCCTGGTCGTTAAGCCATCGTTTCGTTTTCTTTGCCGCATCGCTGTCTTCATTCTTTCGCATGAAGTCGTCTGCCTGGGCCAGGCAGGGGATCTTATCGCCTATGGATAAGCGTTCAAAACCTTTACCTTTTAATTTTCCTATTGATACCCAATCGCCTCCAGCTGTAGCGGCAACTACCCAGGCCGTAAACCCGCAGGCAACAAACACCTTCCCGGACCCAAACAAATCAATCCATCGAAACGGGCTGAATTCCATAATTTTAATTTCAGTTAAGATAACATCCGCCGCCTCTTTTTCTTCCCTCTCACCTTGCAGAGAAGGCCACTCGTATTCGCAAAGAGGACAAAGTTTAGTACCCAGAGGAACCGCTGTTTTACATTGCGGACACTCTTTTGTTTCTGCCTCTCCTTTAGGTTCATCCTCAAGCCGGGGAACCAAGTCAAAGGAAGTCATCCGCTTTAGGGTCTCCCCGAAATCCAAGACAAGGCAATCCCGCTTGACGGCATCCGGGTTTATCCGGAGTCCTCGACCGATCATTTGCAATACGGTTGATTTAAACGAGCAAGGACGCAGAAGAACGATACAGGACGTAGCCGGCGAGTCGTATCCTTCAGTTAAAACAGCGACGTTAAAGAGGACTTGAGTGTCTCCGTGGTCGTATCGTTGAAGGATCTCAACCCGGTTGGGTGTATCCCCAAAGACGGATTCCGCCTTAATTCCTTTCCCCTGAAAAAGAGAGCATATCGCCTGGGCATGGTTTATGGTTGAACAAAAAACAAGGGTCTTCCTGTCCCCGGCCAAGTTATACCATTCCCGGTAAACAGATTCATTTATCGGGGATGTATTCATTAAAAGATTAACTTCCTCCATGTCGAACTCACCGGAGGAGGTCTTGCGGATTTTTTCTATCTCTCCAACCAGTCCGGGAAGAGAAGCAATATAAGTTTTTGGCGGAACCAGGAAACCAAGGTTGATAAGGTCTTGGATATAAACAATATCGCAGACGTTATCGAAGGTAGGACGCAACCCTTTCTTATCCCCTCTGGCTGCTGTGGCAGTGAACCCGGCGATTTTGCAATCAGGGTTTTTATCCCGGATTCCTTCCACAATGCGGAGATAGGTTTCGGCACGTGAATGATGACCTTCATCTATTACCAAAACATCCAGCTTTGGAAGTTTCTCCACCTCTCCATTTCTTCCCAGGGTTTGTGCCATCCCGAAAATAGTTTCACCCGATAAATCTTTGGTTCCTAAGCCATAAATAGATGAAGACCTTTTCGGATTTATCAGATGAAACTTTTCCCGATTTTGGTTGACAAGTTCCTCCCGGTGTTGGAGGATCATCTGACGCCCACCAAGCTCTTTTAAAAGCCAGGAAAGCATAAGGGTCTTGCCCGATCCGGTAGGGGCAACCGCAAGCGTGTTGTTATAAACTGACAACGCGCTGACGGCCTTCCCTACAAGAACTTCTTGATATAATCGTGGAATCATTTGGCCCAATCCGGTATTGGGTTCCCGGATGGCTTCGCGGGTCCTGCTTGAGCGGCGTAAGCCGGGACCTCCGGTGCTTTAACACCGCTTACCACCGATTCTCCCCCCATAACCTTAGAGTATTGAGCATGTTCTGGTGTAATCGTTCGTTTGATATTATTTTTATCCTCGTAACCGTCCTTACCCTTTTCGATCCCGACTTCAACCGCAAACTCCATTGAGATTAATTCCAAAAAAGAATTAATCCTCCTGGCTTTCCGGGCCAGTTCGCTTTCATCTTCCGTTTTAATCCCCCTGGAGGATTCCAGAATTCCGCGAAGCAGAGACCGAGAGATTTGGGCGGCCTTCTCGTGGCCTTCGGTAGTGCCACCCATACCGACGTTTTGAAAAATTTTACGTCTGGCATACGGTTCAGAAAGAACCGTCAATTCCATCGAGAGATATTCAAATCCACTTTTGGATTGTGTAAGGATTCCCTCTTCTCCATATTTGCCAGGGCGGATGTTTAAAATCACTTTCACCAATGTTCCTTTCGGAATTAATTCTCCGCCAGTTTGCTGCGGTGCATCGCCGTAGTCGTAACTCATCTGCTTTCTCCTTTTATTTTATTCATTAATTTAAAAAGGTTTGGTTCTTCGATCATTTCCAGTTTTCCCGATCTGTCCTTTCCGGGGTAGCCAAAAGAATTAAGCTGACCTGTTATAAAAGCCCTGTATGGAGTACCGTCTTCGGCCTTGAGGCTTACCATTGAAATCACCTCGTCGAAAATACCAGGCAATTCCATACCTGCTTTGGAACCCTCGATTTGAGGGTCATATTTCCTACGCCCGAAGTCATCTACCTTTTCGTCCAGGCCCCCAACAACCCAAACATTAAAATTACAATGCTGGATACAGGTAAGCCACCTCACTATCTCTCTGCCAAGTAATCCGTAGGCACCTCGGTTATCAGGCTTTCCTGTTTTTTCTGAAAAGGCGTCAGGTTGACCCGTTGCCCACTGCCAGGCCAGTCGAGAAGCAACGGAAATACTATCCCAGAAAATTGTTTCATATTTAGTAAAAAATCCAGGGTCCGCCCCCTGGGATACAACGTGGTCGTAGTGCTGTTGGCTGTAACTCTGGTCGGAACGCCTGGACGGATCTGGTCCGGTAATCAAGCAGGCCATATTGATAGCCTCGATCCAGGTTTGGATTTTAATTTGATCCACCTTTACGTCCTGAACCGCTAAATCTCCGCCCTCCAGATCAAGAAATAGGGTTGTTTCCGGGTTTAAGGTTCTCAGCAGCGACGTTTTTCCAATTCCATGAGGACCGAATATTGCTCCCTTGATTTTTTTCGGTTCCGCTAACCGCTCATCTGCGGTTATTATTTTGAACATTGGCATCTCCTTTCCTTTTGACGTTCCAGGTAGGGCTCTTACATCGGGAACACTGTACCGGATGGGGAACTCTTGCGGTCCAAACATGACCGCACCTAAGACAAACTTTTCTCTTCATATTTTTACCTCCTTTATTATTATAATAATCATAATAAAAAGGTTTGTCAAGTTATTATTTCCCTTTCCCCGCCTATTATCCCCGGGCGGGTGCGGGTCTGAAGGGGTTAACTACGGTAGCGGGCTAACAGTTTGTCTACGTCTGCCAGTGCCTCATTCGCCAGTTCGCGTAACACGCAACGGATAACTTCCTGGATTTGGCTGGCCCTCAACCCTGCCGTCCTGCCATCAGGTGGCACACTGGCCACCAAAGCCGTGATATTCAATCCCATTGTCTCACCTCCTTTCTTTTAGCGGAAAATCCTTCCCACCCCGCCCGCTCTGCCATGTCCAGGCAACCACCCTTGCGGTCATAATGCGGGCAGTCGTCCATCGGGGCGCACCGCCCGGGAAGGATTTT